ACTTCATATACATTACCACCTGGACCAATTGCACCACCTCCACTTGCTAGTACATCAATAGAATCACCTGTACTTAATGGTACATTAATTTGAACTGTATTAGCATCTACTTTAGTGTATAGTGTTGGTTCAATATTAACACCATTCTTCATTACATTGAATAGATTTGGTGTTGGATAGTTTTGTAATTGTACATTACTAAATTGTTGATTGTTTGCGGTAGTTGTTACTGCAAAACTAATATATGGAATTGGATCACCAGCACCCGTTGGATTGACCCAGTTTAGATTACCTGTACCATCAGTACTTAAAACATAGTTATAGTTACCACCAGTAATAAAGACATTACCTACATTACCTAAATAGCTGTTACCACCCACATACAAGCTGTTAGCCATATGTATGTTTTGTACTTCATTACCACCAGCATCATATCCAATATTAAGAAATGCTTCTACATTGCTATTACCATAAGGTAGTGTGGGGCTAAGTACATCTTGTTCAGTATATAATGTAGTAAAGTTTTTAGCAGGTACATTTGCTATATTAATATTACTTTCAGTAGTATTATACAGTGTTGTAAAATTGTTTGCTGATACTTTAATATTGCTATTAAAGCTATACAAACTTGTTGAATTATTTGTAGCCATATTGACTATCCTTACTTGATGTTATACTGGCGATATTGTCTTGGTTGCCATACTGAAGTTAATCGTGTATGACCACCACTCCATTTACCTTTATTGTTTTGATCGGTTACTTGATCCCAAGCAGCATCAAATTTAGATTGATATACTGCCGCGTCTTGGTCATTATGTCGTTTGATAAAATATTCACGCAATGTAGAATATACATAACCTTCAGCCCATGTTGATAGTACAGCATTATTTTGAACTGTAATATTTGTTTCAGTTATATCCTCTACTAAACCTGTTGAAGGTCCTGATCCATTAACTATTGTTCCAGTAACTTGCGTACTTGAATCAACACTAGTAATTGTTAATGTTCCATCACCAAAACTACCGGTGTCATCTGTAGCAATAAGTGTATCACCTACATTTAATCCGTCTGTAGTTAATAATTCTACAGTAGTAGTCCAGGGACCTGCACCCACAATAGTAAGAACTTCACCGGTAACACTAATAACTTGGTCGTCAGCAGGACTAAACAATAATGGCCATGCTTTATAGTAGTATAAGTTAATTAAATCACCCTCAGCGATATAAGGTAAGAATTGATATTTCTGACCTACTTCACTGAACTTACCACGAATTACTGCTGGTACATTAACTGGTTGCAAATACAACTGAGCAATCATACTCTGAGCAATAATATCTCTATCACCGATTCTATCATAAACAATCCAAGGACCTGTTTGGCTACTTTGATTACCTGTAGTACTGAATGTTATTGTACCGCTAACAGTACCTGTGTTTGCAAGGTCTAATGTAATTGTACCACCGCTTATGCCTGTACCAACATTACTAATAGTTGCACCAGTTGCGATACCTGTTCCACTAACTGCCATATTGTTACTAATAGTTTGCGCAGGAGTGCTTGTTAATAATATTGTAAATTGACCATTTGTTCCAGTTGCAGTTGCAGTAGTAGATACTTGACGACCTTGTTTAAAAAACAATATCGGTTTATTCATATCACCTGGAATTGGTATACGACCAAATTCATCAGCAACGCCTATGTTTTCTATTGCATATGGGTCGCAACGCAGTGCAGGTAGTTCAATATTACGCATTGATAGTTCTGCTAAGAATATGCATTTTTTTACTTCTTCGGTATTAGTACTACCTGTGAAATCTTTGATGAAAGTTATTAAGTCATCTGCTGTTGGGATTACAAACATAATTTAATGTCCTTGAAAGAATTTTTGTTGACCTACTTTACTTGGATATGTAACATCAATAGGTATAGGTAACTTGCCACCTGGATAGCATATGTATTGTGGGTATTCTTGTTCTACCACACGATAAAATTGTGCTTTTAATGTTCTATCATTTTTAAGAGCAGCCCAAGGGATGCCACCAAAATATTGATCTGAAATACGAATAGAAACAACATTAGGCAAATCCATCCATTTATATCCTAACTTACCATCAGGCATTAACGGAGATAATGGATCTACTTTTCCTTCTTCAGCGGCTTTTCTATATTCAGCACATCTTATAGCGACTGTTTCAGCATTCATTTGCTCACGCTTTATATAGAATTTACCATCTTCACGACCGGTAGTAGTTTTAATATTTTTACTGTTATTCCAATCTGTTCTTTGCCAATCACCTTTCATAGTATTGTATAACTTGTCGTTTTTTAACAATTTATCTGCAACACCGTTGTGATTAGTTACCATTCCACCATGATCTTGTCTCCAGTAATCATGGTTCTTTTCTGGATCTTTTTTATCCAAATATTCTGAGTTGTTATTGTGATTCATATATGTATTTAGTCTTAATAAAAAGTGTAATCTATCAACAAAAAAAGGCTCCGAAGAGCCTTTTTTGTATTACTAATTTTGTGATTAGTATGTAGAACCAGCGCCTTCGTTGACACGTTGTACTAAAGTAGCATTACGTGGGGCTGATGGGCTGTTTGCTGCGCCAGATTCAATCTGATTCAACATTGCAACTCCTGCTGGGTTACGAACAATTAATGTTCCTTCCATGATGAACTGATCCAAAGAAGCGTCAGCATTACTGAATACTTCGTTGTTAGGACCTAGATCACGCAATGAACCCCATTGTAGCACATCTTCATTCAAGAAGTAAATGCTGTTGCTTACACCAGACTGGTCCATGATCCATGAATCATAGATTTCGTATGTGTAGTTGAAGTCACCTTCATAAGTTTGAATCGTGTCGCCACGTTCAACATTACGACGGTTAATACTTGTATTAGAAGTACCGATCAAATCACTGATGCTAGTGCGTAGTGATGTAGCTGCAACCATAGTGCGAATTTTTGCATTATAGCGTTCTTCAGCAGTAGTTACTAATTGCTTGTAAGTAATTGGACTGAAAGATTGTAGTTCAAAATCACTAGAAGTATAGAACTGGCTACCAGTAGCTGAAATGTTCAATTGACCAACAACATAAGATGAACTATCTGTATCTTCATTATTAGTGTTAGTTACCATTTCAGTAGCGGTGTCACCTGTAGTACTAAATGACTGAGTACCTGCAAAAGATGCCAATGAACCCATTCTACGACCTGTTTGACCAGCTGGTAGACCACTTGCTGTACCTGTTTGTCCAGCATACTTTGTACCAATTTGGTCATTACGAACTAGTTGTTGTTCCACGTCAAACATCAATTCAATCAATTGCTTGACTTCTTGATATGCTTGAGGATCGCCACCAGATTGCATAACTGCACGGGCTGTACCAGAAGCTGCGATAACTGTACTAAAAATTTGTGTATAGTTACCTAAGTTGAAACGCTGATTGCTTTCTGCTGATGCAGAAGAAACAGCAGCACCTTCAAGCTGTGCTTGTACTTGCGGTAGACGATAGATGTCGTCTGTCCATAATGGTAAAGTAGAATTAACTTTACGCTTTTTACTCATACACATGTTTAATACAGGTGTATCATCTTTAACACGGTTAGACACATCTAGGTCTAAGTCCTTAACAACGATATCTGAACCATAAGCTGTTGTACCGTTACCAATTTGACTGGTTGTAATTTCTGCCATAATAATCTCCTTAAAATGTAATTAGGCTTTTATCTACCACCTCTTGAAGCACGAATCTTATTAAGTTGTGCCATTAAGAGATTGTCTCCGGCTTTTTTATCGCCGGCCTTGGCTTGTTCACGAAGTTTACTAATGTCATCATTAGCGCCGCGTTGATTATTTGAACTACTGCGTCTTTGAGTAAGTACTGCCATACTTGACCCTGCACTCTTTGTAGTTGGTTTATCTCTATATCTGAGTCCGTCTCGTATTAATGAAAGTAAACTCTCATCACTTGAGATTAGGTCAAGATTAGGGATTCCAGGAATGATTTCACTTTTAGCTTCAGGCCAGTGCTTAGTTAACTTATCACGAATCTCATTGTAAACATATTCATTTTTCAATTCTTTGTCTACGAAATTCTTGCGTTGTACTTCTAATCTCTGTGTTACCTGTTGACCACGAATTTGTCTAAATTCATCAATAGCGGGTTTTAGTTGTCCTATCACACCTTGTTGTTGACGAATGTATTGTTCATTCTGAGCCATACTTGCTTGGATCCTTGCTACAGTAGCGGGATCTCTTGTCTGAGCCAACTGATTTTGAAATGTACTTTGATAACCTTGTGTTTTAACAATTTCATCATAAGCACTTCTAATCTGTGGTTCAACAGTGAATGCCATTGCTAGAGTCAAACCTTCTTGTTGAGCGCGGGACTCTTTGAGGTATTCATCAAATTCCGCTTTTTCAATCTTCAACTGTCTGGCATCTTCATGTATTGCTGATCCCTGTCCTAATATTGCTGCGGCTTTTTTAGCATCAATAACTACTTCTTTACCATTCTTCATAAACTTGAACTTAGCGTTCGGATTAGTTTCTGCGAATTCAATAAAATCAATTAGTTCATCTGCTAAAGAATCATTACTTTCTTGGCTTACCTCTGCAGGGGCTTCCGTTTCTTGATTGCTTTCGTCACTATATAGGTTGTCGGTATCACCAACTTCGGCTTCAGCGTTTTCGCTGGGTGCCACAGGGCTTGAAGATTCTGCCGATCCTTCTTGACCTGTTGCAGACTGTTCAGTAGGTCTGATTTGGTTACGCAATGTTTCATTTCGCATTGCGGTCATTTTTTGAGCTATTGAGTCTAAACTGGGTACTGCGCTTTGTTCAGTGGCCGCGCTCTGAGGAGCGTTAGGGCTGATTTCGTTTGTCATTTCTATTTTTTCCTTAATTATTATTCTTGGGTGTCAATATTAACATTACCAAGTTTATTTTTCAAGTATACAGCTTTTTTAAGGCTGTTGATGAAACTGTCCATGCCAGCGAGTTCATTGCTATGAGCTATTCGCTGTGCATTATCATCTGACGTATGTCCTCTAATACTAGAGAGAATATCTGTCAGTTCAAATTTCCAATGATGAACAAACATCGCTAAATCTTTGTTCTTCAATAATGTTTCTGCTTGACTACCATAATGTCTAACTTTGTCTGCTTGCGCAGGAGTTAGTTTTTTCATACTACTCAAGTCTACCGTTAAACGGTTATTATAAAACTCAACTGAGTTTTCATCTATCATATCTTTTCCTATCTTGTAGTCTATTTATACTTTTAAATTATGAGTAAACTTTAGGGTTACCGGCAGCTACTGCCATGTAATCTAACTGAGTTTCAGCATCTTGTCCAGTTAATTCCATTTCAATTTGATTAGCTTTAACTTGATTTAACATAGCTGTACTTAAATCTTTCTTTTCTGCTGGACTAGGTTCTTTAGCCTTTGATGCTTCTTGTCCCTGTTTAATCATTGCTAATACTTCTTCGTCTGACGGAAGATAACTATCGCAATCTTTTACTCCAAGAACATATAATGTATCAGCAAATGGTTTTTTGACTTTCTTATATACTTCTGGAGTTAATGTACCTTGAGCAACCATACCCTGTGTAGCTGTATACAAATCAGTTTGACATTTTTGAATAATTTGTAGTCGCCCTAATGCGTTTTCTTCACTCATCATACCAATACTTAATTCTAAGTGTATTTGCTTTCTATCACAAAAGTTCATATCATCCCATGACTTATAGTCTAAGAATTCAGCTTTCTTATCTGGGTGATATGGTTGTGCTAATTTCTTAACTCCATAATCATCACCATATTGAATCAATGTACGCCACACTAACCATAATGCTTCTCTTAGACCTTCAGCCGCGTTACGAACTGTATTGTCTTGTATGATTTGGTTAGGAGTTAATGCTAGTTGTAATTTAATACCCGAATTACCTGCAGCCATAACTTCTGGATTGAACACATCACTTGGTGTTGTCATTCCAACCATAGCCATAGTATCTTGTTGTATGCGATTCATAGCAACTTCCAAGAACTGTAAGTTTCCACTTGGGGGAGGGAGTTGATATATGTCTTTTGCTGGATCAAACTTACTATCTAATATAAAGATGGCTGCTTCACCATCTTGTAACATCTCAAAGTCTAATCTATCTGGCTTAACACCAATACGTGGTGTTGCTGTTAACAGACCTAATTGTATTTCTGCTCTTGCGGCAGAAGTGTTGTATTCTTGCATTGGTATAACTGATTCAGCAATACTCATGCCATAGAAGTTACCAGGTAATGGTTTTGGACACATATTAGCAACAGGAATAAACTCTACTTCTTTTGCTGATATAATATATGAACCAGAATAGATTAATTCTATAAGTTCTAACTCACCGTCACCATCAATGTCATATCTGTTCCATACCGTTACGATAGATACTTGACGACTATCTGGATCAGCACTTGCTGCTGAACTAACAGGTATACCCATGACTGGTACCGAGTCTCTTGCGTGAATTGCTAAGTTGTTTAGTACTGAACCTGCTTGATAAGCACCATTCATATTGTATTCAGCATGAACTCTAAATTCTTCTAAATTAATATCTGGATATAATTCTAATGCTTCTTGTATAGACATTGGATCATAGTAACCACAGAAAGGTTGATCTTTCATCTCAGGTACTGTGGGATCACATATCCAATAATGCTGTGCTATTGGATGAAACTTAACATTGATATTATAACCAGTTAGTTTGTATTTTGCAATATAAGTTGTGTTGCGATTAATAGCTGTATTAAGAATATCTTGTTCACTTGAATGTAAATCAGCACCCATACCAGCCATGTTAGCAGACATTTGTTGTGCTTGTTCTTCTTGTGAATCTGTATTGCCTAAACTTTTAATATAATCTTCAATCACACTATCAGCCATTGATATGTGTGTTTGATTTAACATTTGTTTTACTTCTTGACCAACTTTCATTAAGTCAACATTCATTCTGCGTTTACTTTGGCGTAGTGCTGTTAGTCCAGCTTCGGCAGCTTGTTGTTCAAATGCTTTTAATTGATCTGCTGTACCTTGTGTTTCTACATAACGATCAATCTTTTCACGAACTGGCTTAATCATCATCATGCCGTTTTTGTGCATGTTTGCGTCCATGATCCAGCGTTCTAAAATAAAGTGTGGATCATTCATTTGATTCACTACTTTATTAACCATATTGGATGCTTGTCTGGCTGCATTTTCGTCATCTTCTCCGTCAGCAACAAACTCAAAGTTAATCTCACCATTTGGCATTAAGCCTTTAGCAATAACTGCTGTAGCGTAATCTACTACTGGTTTAACACTTGGGTGAATGTAATCTATACCATTTACCGGAGCAGTAGAGTCAGTAACAGCAAGACACAAATAGTGGTAATCACTTGCTCTGTTAACTGCATTTTTAGTTCCTAAATAGCGTAGATAACTAGCCATTTTTACGTCCATCTGATTCTTCATTCTGACGAATCTGGCGTTCATAGTTCTAGTTTGATTTATGTCATCTACTGGGATGTGTTTGATGTCCAACATATTGTGGGTTACCTTAAAGTATATCTATTATTTATTCTTTTTTAATTAGCTGGATTATACGACTTCTTCCAAGCTGGCTTATTTGTATCGTCTTTACGTACATATCTATCTCGTTGAGCCATCATTCTTTGCTGAGAATTACGATTATCCCAGGGTTCTGCTATGCCTTGTAAACAAGCTAAGATTCCATATCTACAACTATCAATACAGTCATCTGGATCACTAAATCTGCCTTTTTCGTCTACAAAGTAGTTCTGTGCTTCATTTAAGAAGTTAGTACAGTTTTCATTAACCATCAATGAACCAACTTCAAGCATTTGTCTCATTTGATTGATACCATATGCTTTGTGATTAGTTACTCGACCTTCACTATCTGGTGGATTCATAATAGCTTTCTCATAAACATTTAATCCATAAGATTCAAACAATTCCCTGATACTGGTCGCCGACATTGTGTAACGGCCCGCCGTATTTGCGTCAGCCGGTAGTACGATTGGTGTACCCATTACTTCTGGTCTAAGAAGATGATTAATATATTGACTTGGTACTGCTTCTTCAATGCCCTGCACAACAATTTGTCTGTGTAGATATGCCGTTCTTTCATTTGGTTCCCAATATATTAAACTAATAACTGTTTTATCATTTACTAATCCTAAGTCAAGTGATATAACACGTTGTATGTTTGGTAGTCTAGTAAAATCAATTTGTCCTGTTTGATAAGTAGGCCAATTAGATAATTGAAACACAGCACCTTTACCCATTACAGGTTTACCAGCAATACGTGCTTCTCTTTCATGTGGAAGATAATCTCGTTCTAATTGTCTACGAGTTGATTGCAACAAAAATGCTTGACCCCAAGGATCATATTCTGGAACATCATCCCACGCTACACGAATAAAGTTGTACCCTTCTTCTTTGTTCCAGAATTTACTTACTAATCCATTCAATCCTTTTAATGGAGTAAATGAACATAATACTTTACCTTGTGTAGTAGCTGTACGAGTTACAATTTCAGAGAAAAAGTCATCTGGTGGTTGTTCGTCAAATACAGCTAAGTTTAATTTAAAACCTTGTAACTGTCTTACTTCTTGGGTGTAGTTAGCAAAAAGGAGATAGCTATTTGTTCCGGAGGCATGTCGTACTTCCACTCCAATACAATTAGCTCCATCGTTACGCATAGTGTTAGTAACAATACAATCACGTGGTATCGCTCCGCTTCCCAAATTTTCTTGAATTTTAACATCTTGAGTCCCTAGTAATTCGTTTTGTAATACTAATGCTACTTGACTCCAGCCCTCACCTGCTACCATACAAGTAATAGGTTTTTCAAAACGATATCCTTCCCACCACTCTGGATATAAGCCAGTTAAATGCATTGCTGTTTCATAACAAGTACTTACTGTTTTACCAATACGATTGGCAGCAAGAATACCTCTGCGCTCATGTTCACCAGTTTTAAAAAACTTTAATTGATGTTCAAAAGGTCTAAAGTATTTAAGCTGATGATACTTCATATCTTC